CCAAAAAGTATAGGGGTAATCCATCTAAAGTGACATATCGTTCACTTTGGGAACGTAAACTCATGGTCTATTGTGATAACACCAAGGCTGTCCTAGAGTGGGGCAGTGAAGAAGTTATCATACCATATGTGTCACCGTGGGATGGTAGAGTACATCGTTACTTCCCTGACTTTTACATGAAGGTTAAACAGGCAGATGGTAAAGTCAAAAAGTTTATCATTGAAGTTAAACCCAAGTATCAATGCAAACCACCCACCAAAGAACCCAAACGTAAAACTAAAAAATGGTTGAACGAGGTCAAGACATGGGTAATTAATGAAGCAAAATGGAAATATGCAAATGAGTTCTGTCTTGACAATGGTATGGAATTTAAGATTCTGACTGAAGACCATCTGAACATAAAGTATAAATAGTATTATGGCACAGAGTAATTTTATACAGAGTGTAGTGAAAGCTGCACAGGGCAGACCAAGAAGTACTGATTGGTACAAAGATAAGATCAGAGAATTTGGTAAACCAGGCGCATTAGATTTAATCAGAGATGGAAAACGTAAGAAAAGTCCTTTCTATGGAAGATTGAATATGTTTTTCTATGACCCTAAATTTAAAAAGACATTACCATACTATGATACATTTCCTTTGGTGTTACCACTAGAACCATATTCAGATGGATTTCTAGGTATCAATCTTCACTATCTTCCTATGAAGTTAAGACTTCAGTTGTTAGATAGATTAGTTGACTACAGTAACAATACCAAATTCGATGAAAGCACTATACTTGATGTTGATTACAGTAGACTTAAAAACATAAACCTTATTAAACCCACACTTAAAAGATACCTTGCTGGTAGAGTTAAGACAGACTTTCGTAGAATAGATGCAGATGAATTTATGGTTGCTGCACTACTACCAGTACAGAGATTTAAGAAGGGTTCTGCTTCAGAGGTTTATTCAGACAGTAGGAAGATGATCTAATGGCATTTGGTATCAAAAGTTTTTTAAAGGGAGCTGCATTTACTGCACTAAATGAGTTTTTAGGACGAGGCAGAGATGGTGGTTATGCAAGACCAAATCGTTTTGAGATAATGATCATTCCCCCATCTGGTGTTCGTGGAACAGGAAATACTGCAAACCTGTTCAATCCATTTACGGCAGTTACAAATAAATTATCTGGTGACGGTACGTTAAGAAATGTTATCTTTAATTGTGAGTCATTTTCTATTCCTGGCCGCAATCTGGTTTCTTCACCAGACACTAATCTATATGGGCCGGAAAGAGAAGTGGTTACAGCACAAAGTTTTGGTGACATTGACTCAACATTTTATCTGTCATCTGATCTAAAAGAAAAACGCTTCTTTGATGCATGGACAGCAATGGCTGCTGGTGCAGAAAGTAATGGTTTCGCATTATCATACTACCAAGATTATGTTGGTAGACTTGAAATATACCAATTAGATGAAAATGACGAAAGAACTTTCGGGTGTGTATTAATTGATTGTTTTCCAAAAACAGTTGCACCCCTCGCAGTAAGTCAAGCAGCTGCTAGTGACATTCAAAAACTTAGTGTTACTTGGACATACAGATATTGGAAATCTCTTGAAGATGAAGCAAGTACATCTATAGGAACTAGAATAGTAGATTCATTTAGAAATACTGCTACTCGCAGAATAACCGCACAAATACCAAGTGTATTGAGAAGACTATAAAATTATAAAGGATGAATAATTATGGCATTACCAAAACTAAATGCACCAACACATACGTTGGTGTTACCATCGTCTGGTGAAGAAGTAAAATTTAGACCATTTCTAGTTAAAGAACAAAAATTACTTTTAATGGCTCAACAAAGTGAAGACACAAAACAAATTTCTGATTCAATGGTTTCAGTCATTAGTAATTGTACAGGACTTGATGCAACTAATCTTCCTACTTTTGATGTTGAGTATATCTTTTTAAAAATAAGAGGAAAATCAGTTGGAGACATTGTAGAATTAAATTTGATTTGTCCAGATGATGGAGTTACACAAGTTTTTACAAAAATTGATCTTAATGAAGTTGAAGTACAAATATCAGAAGATCATAAAAGCGAAATTCAAATAACAGACCAGATAAAACTTGTAATGACATATCCTACACTATCTATTGCATCTGAACAAGGGTTTTCAACAGAAAGTATTGATTCAGTATTTAATTTACTTCAAACTTGTATTAAAGAAATTCATAGTGGAGATGAGGTGTTCCACAAAATTGATATGAAAACTGAAGAGATTACAGAATTTGTTGAAAGTTTAAATACTGAACAATTTAATTCTGTTATTGCTTACTTTGATACTATGCCTAAACTTCGTCATGTTGTAGAGGTAACAAATCCGAAAACAGGAGTAACCAGTGAAATTCTTTTGGAGGGTATGGAGAGTTTTTTAGAATAGGGCTTGCCCACGAAAGCCTAACTAATTATTATAAAACTAATTTTGCAATGATGCAACATCATAAATATTCTTTAACAGAACTAGATGATATGATACCGTGGGAAAGAGAAATTTACATTGGTCTTTTGGAAACACACATAAAAGAAGAAAACGAAAGATTAGAAAAAGAGGCAGCTGCCGCTAAGAATAGATAGGAGAGAGAAGTTGGTTGAAAAAAAATTAGAGCCTGGTTCTAAGTGGGCCCATCTAGATAAAGATGGTGATGGTACTGTTAGTGACGATGAAATTGCAATGGAAGAAAGAATGATTGAACTTGAAGATATGCGTAGTGACATGGAAAATGAAGATAAGAAACAAGATGCACAAAGAAACATGGCATGGTTTGCTTTGGCAGGAATGTTACTTTATCCTTTCGCAGTTGTAATTGCTGTATGGGCCGGACTAGATCAAGCAGGTAAAATTTTAGGTGATATGGCCGCAGTCTATTTTGTATCTGTTGCTGCAATCGTTGCCGCCTTTTATGGTAAAGAGGCACTTGCAAAAAAACAAGAGAAGGCAAAATAAACTATGGCTGAAAATTTCAATAAAGGTGTACTTAATGAACTCAAACAAGCTAACCTAAGATTAGCTCGTATTGAGCAACAGGGCGTTGAGGACGATACATTAAAACAGATTGTTGCTAATTCTTTACCAGAAGTTTTAAATGATAGACGTATTGAAAAACAAGATAAAAAATACACCGAAGCAAAAAAAATGGATCAAACTGATGATGAGGTCAGAGCATTAAGAAAAGAAATGTCCGTTTCGCAAGATAAACTCCTTTCTGCCTTTGAAAAAAATGCAATCAAAACTTCGTCTGAAGAAACGTCTGTTTCGCCAGATCAGATTGCGGGCTCTGAAAAAAATGCAAACATTAAACCGCCTGAATCACCGCCACCATCATCAGACCCAGATTCTGGGGCAGGCAAAGAAAGTATAAAAGATAGAGCAAGAGAGCTTGGTGCTGCAATTGGAAATAGTGCTACCTTTAAATTTTTAAAAAAAACACTAGGAAAACTTGGTGGGTTTTTAGGTGGTTTGTTAAAAGGTGTAGCAAAAACAGGGGGAAGTATTTTTAGTGCATTGTTTAAGGCAGCTGGACTTGGATTGTTAATTGCATTTTTGAATAGTGATATGTTTAAGAATTTCTTTTCAGAAGAAAATATTAAAAAGTTCCAAAACGCAATTGCAAATTTTATTGATTTTGTAAAAGGTTTATTTGACAGAATTTTTACAGAAGAAAATAAACAAATGTTAAGTGAAATGGTTAGTAGTTTGATAGAATCAATAAAAAACATATTTGGTGCGTTCTTTGGTGAAGAAGGTAGTTTTTTAAATGGATTGAAACAAATTGCTATAGAACTAGGTATTATTAAAAGTGGTATGGATGAAGATGCTGAAGAAGTTAAAGGGATTATGGCAATAATAAAAGATAATCCAATAACATCTTTTTTGGTGGCACTTGGTGGAACTTGGTTAGCAGTCAAAGCTGCGTTTGTTGGTCTTGGTGCTGGTGCATCTAAACTGCTTGAAAAAATGGGTATGAATAAACCTCTTCCAAATGCTAAACCACCTAAAGGAACTGCATACTCAAAAGCTGGTAACTTGATGAAAGCAGGAGTTGATGGTAAAGCTACTACGGTACGAGCTACTCCAGCTCAACAAGCTCAAGCTCTCGGAGCCAAGAGTGCTTCTTCACAAGAAACTTATAAAAGGGATCAAGCAAGACCCTTGGGTAATCCTAATACTGCTGCATTTAGAGCTGCAGGGAGATTTGTCAAACCTGTGCTAACATTGTTACAAAAAGTTCCCATTCTTGGCAATGTTTTAGGAGCAGCAACTCTTTATAATATACTAGGTGACCCAAATTTATCAACAATACAAAAAACTGAAGGTATTGCTGGTGTTCTTGGTGGTCTGGCTGGTTCAACATTGGGTGCAATTGGTGGAGCATTACTTGGTGGTATGATACCATTGCCTGGTACAACTTTTCTTGGTGGTTTAACTGGTGGTGCATTAGGATATTTCTTTGGTGAAGAGATTGCTCTTGCAACTGCACAGTTTTTAACAGGCCAATCAATTAGTGCGTTTGATGGTATCAAAGGTTTCTTTGGTGGTGGTAATAAAGACTCTCAACGGTTGAGTGGAAGGAATAAAAGAGGGGGCAATCGAACTCCGCAAATGACTGATACAGAGAAAGCAGCTGCTTTAAATGCACAGTTTGCCGCAATGAACCCTTTTGAATTACAAAGCAGAAACCTTGCAATGGCTGGTGGTGGTGTTAATGGTGGTGGTGCTATTACTATTGTTAACTCTGTAAATAAAGGTGGTGATACTACAACTAACATGACTTCTATGAGTGAAAGTTTAGTTAATGCTTCTATGATGGGTGTTCCTGATTTTGAAGGTACTCCATAAAAAAAGAGGTAGGATTGCTCCTACCTCTTCGTCTTAGTACAGTGATTGTTTCAGTCCGAATCTAATTCAGCGACTAGGGATATTTATCACCTGACCCTTTATCCAGCAAGTTTCTGGAAGTAGTCCATAGTATCATCATCCTCAGATGAGTCAGTTGCAAATGGTGGAGTGTTATCCACAGGTGCAGTATCGACTACTGGTGATGCGACAGGAGCATCTTCCATCTTCTCAGCAATGTTACCTACAGTAACACTACCAGACAGGACAGTATCAAGACGAGTCTTTAGTTCTTCATATGACTTGAAGTTTGATGGAGCAGAATACTCTGCAAGAGCATACTGTTGTTTCCACACTTCTTCAATCTGGTTATCATTATCAAACATAGCAGATGGTGCTTCAAACTCAGACTTATCATAGTTCCAATAACCGTCAACCTTACGAATCTTCAGTTTGAAGTTTGCACCTTCCCAAAAATCAAATGGGTTGATAGGTGTCTCATCTTCAAACTCAGGTTGCATTGCAGCCATAATCTTATCAAAGATTTTCTTACCATAACGGAACAAGAATACTTTACCTTCATTCTCTGGATGCTTGCTGTCACTGACAACATAGATGTTAGAGAAGTATTGCAACTTTCTTTTCTGTTTACGGGCAATCTCTTTGTCAGACTCAATGCCTGTGTTCCAATACTTAGAGTTAAGTTCTGACACAGGGTCATTCTGTCCAATAGTAGTGAGAGAGTTCTCAATATACCATTGACCAGTAGGGCCTTGGAACGCATGATTCCATACCTTTGCCCAAGGCATATCTTCACCTTCGACTGCTGGTAGGAAACGAATGACTGCATAACCGTTACCAGACTTATCTAGTTCTGGTTTCCACAGACGTTCATCTTTATAAGACTTCTTTTCTTGAGGTGCGTTTTCTTTCTTTACTTCGCCAAGTAATTTATCAAGAGAATTGTTTCTCTTTAGGCTATCTAACGACATATGTATCTCCTTATGTTATCGTATGTTACTTTTAAATTCATCGTATGTTAAATCTGTTCCAACCTTATAAAACTTCACATTAGGAAACTCCAGCTGTGTCATTCTAAATTGATTATCCCAGTTAATCGTGTTAAACCCACGACTAGACTCAGGTAGATAATTATTACTACCCTTGTATACGTTATTTAGTGGTTTGGAATAGTCACTTCCATCAAAACCTAACATATACACTTCCTCTGCACCATTTTGACAAGCAAGGTGTAGTGCAGTATTTCCAGCAGACCATCCTTTAGGAAAGTCTATTTCCTTTACTTGATCTTCTTTTTCAATCCATGTGATAAACAGACCAATATCTTTTTCCAGTTTTTGTCTCAAATCTTCTTCAATCAAATGTGAATTATGAAACATGATTTCTTCAATGTTGCTTTCAATCAACTCTCTTGTTTTGCCTTGAACCACACAGTCTGTTCTAGACAGTTTTTCAGTTTCATATATTTTACCATCATTATCTGACCAACCAATTTTCATTAGGTCAGCATCAAAGTCTGGTAAGATACTCCAATCAGAAAACCAACATTTATTTTTTAATGCGTAACCTGATTCGTATATCTCTTGTTGCATATTATAGTCTACAGAAACGAGATTGTCAAGTGCAAAATCACGATAGATTGCATTGCAGCCCCAAGTTGTAAAGTCACCCCCTATAATCGGTTTGCGAGGTCTGGACTCTCCGTTTCCATAGACTATGTGCTTATTCATTTAGACATTCTTCTCCGAATAGTGCCGTCTTCGATACTTCCACCATTCTTTACTTGAATATGATTTTGACCTTCTGCACCATCAGACTTAACTGTATAGTCTGCATTGTGATTGTCAACCCATCTTTCTTTCTTTACAAAATCTAACTTATAAGTGTCTCTGTCTGATAGATTTGCAAGAACATTAAATGCAAGACTTACTCTAGGGTCAGTTGTTTTGTTCTGAGCAAAACCATGAAACAGATAACTGTTAAATATAATCAACGAACCTTGAGTACAAGGCATTGCAATTCTATTTGTAAAGTTAGGATTGGCTTGATGATAATGTTTCCTCAATGAAATGAATGGGTCTGCATTGTAAGCAACCTTTTCAAATAACAAAGGTGGATGATTAGGAGTAGACTCGATATAGTAAACACCACTAATAAGAGAGTTACTATGATTATGCATACTCTGTGCAGAGTTTGGTCTTGACTTGTTAATCCAAGACTCATGTATCCAAAACTCTTCATATGCAAGTGTCATCACATTGTCAAAGTAGTCTTTGATACATTCTTCAAACCATACTTTCAGATCAGCCAATCCTGTTTTATCTACGATGTTTGGATTCTCTGAACCAAACTGTGTTGAGTCTGGATTACCACTACCCTGTTTAGAATAATCGAAATCATCTATGTCTGGTATGATTGGTGGATTTGGATTCTGATATATTTTTAATACTCCAGCAGGGAATATCGGTATTCCATTATCCATCTCTTAGTGCCTCCCATGATATAGGAAACAACAACTGTGCTTCCATGTCAATTAAATTTGCAACCTCTTGTGTTTCCAGTTGGGTATCCGATTTACATCGCAGATTGCATACACGAGCAAATGCCATTAAAGTTCCACTCCAATACCACTCAGTATATGTAGACTGTGGTAATACCATTCTTGCCATCTCTGGTGCAACACCCTCACCCAACAGTTGATCATAGAACCGTTCAAGTGATTGCATATACCAGTTATAATTATGGTTTAGTTCTGTCTTACCTTCTGCTTGATCAGATAATACTATTTCACCACCAGAACCTTGTTTACTATTTTCTGGTCTACTGCGCCAGAATGGTGGTTGATAAAACTCTGGTTTGTCATCTACATAACGTCTAGAGACTTCGTTCCATACCAGACCGACTTGGTGCTTTACTAAATGT